CGGCGACGTTGCATCTAAAGCCCAGTGAGTAGGAACGAAACCATCGAGTAAATTGGTTGACCTGCAACGACGCAGATCCTCCTCAATAACACGCTGGGTATCCGGATCCACACCAAATGCCAACCAGAAGGAAAACCGACTGGATTCGTCCACTGGGACACGCTTAGATACCATACCTCGAGATAAGTGCTTCATCCCAGTGTACTCCACGAGCCGCTCGGGTGTAACCCTGTCACCTGCTGCTAGACGAAGATTGCAATAAAATTCCTGCATAACTGGAACACCACTAGCTGTGGACAAACCACAGTCAGCAACACCAGCAAGCCAAGAAAGATACTCTTCATCAGAGACAGACAAAGTGCACATGGTGTCCTTCTCGAACGCGACTTTTGGAGTCCGGACCATACGCCACTCATCACCAATTAAGACCGGATGCATCTGGCAAAACTCAATGGCCTCGAAACTGTAAGCCGGAGGTTCTGAAGTGAGACGGAAACCTAACTCCGCAAACCACTCATTGATGCCAGCAACGAACCCCTCTAGATCTTCCTGTTCCATAAACACGACACAATCATCACCATTATTGGCAAGATTGATGTGGACACCACGCTCCCTGGCATACGAATATACCATCGAGCACATGATGAGGCAATTACCCAATCCAGTGTTCATGTCACCTGAAAACCGCCTCCCTTGAACACGATACTTCAACCTGCCATCAGGACAAAAGCTCTTACCCCGGTTAGCAATTTGCCAGGTAAGATACTTTGCGAGCTTTGGACACTTGAATATACGATTGTAGATGGAGTGCTCCCAACGTAAAAACGCAGGGGAAACATGCGCATCAAAAGCTGTGGCATCCAGCCCAAGAGCAACAGGGCTCTTGAAACTGTCCCACTTCTGGCGAAGGCAACCAGCAGTCCCAACAAGGTTTAAACCTTTTGTAACCACAGCGCCCTCACCAACAAAGCGTGCCACGGCTGAATACAACCGATGCTCAATAGGTTTGAGATACCGGCCAATGGAAGCATTGTACCGGGGGTCCCTTGGTTGGATGCAACGAGGGGCCTTACGAAACTTGGCCTTCTCACGCTTCACAAAAGAGTTTGACTCTGCATCACGCCGACGAACTGGATTGGCATACAACGAGTAGACAGCCCGCTCATACAGCAACTTCTTCGAACCCTTATACATCTGTGAAAACGACCACAGGGAAACCGGGGTGAAAGAAGGAAGCTGCGAAACAAGACCACTAGCAAACCAACCACAGCGCTGATCGACGACCAAATCATCAACTGGAAGAGGAGCCTTCAACTCCCCATCCACCCTGCAGAAGTACATCCGCTCAAGGAGTGCACTTGCCATAGTGTTGATGTCGCCACAAAACGTCCCAAGAGTCCGCGGAGGCGATAACCCGCAAAAATGAGTGGACTCTCGAGGCCTGACTAGCGCCTGGCGACGGATGACCTTCAAGTCAGGATGCGTTATATCTGAACGATATGAACGCGAAGGCACCCTTACCAAGCCCCCCTAAAAAGAGGAGCGCCACGCGCCCCGTTCGTACGCAGACGAACTGGACAACAAGCGTTGCATCTCTATCTCATCGTC